GAATACAGCCGCGCGTAGCGCTGGCGGATGGCCGGCGAGAGCGAGGGATTGTCCTCCATGGTAAAGTGCAGATACAGACAGTTGCGCGCCTGCGCGCCGAGGATCCACTCGTTGTAAAACCAGTGCTGTGGCCCCTCCGGATTGCAGTTGAACCACAGGCGGCTGCCGGTGACGGAGCAGCGCGCGCAGGCCTGTTCGACGAAGCTGCGCGGCATCAGGGCGACCTCGTCGAGCAATATTCCCGCGAAGGTGATGCCCTGGATCAGCGCCGAGGAGCTTTCGTCCCGCCCGCCGAAGATGTAAAAGTCATTTGTTTTTCCCCGGTA